ATCTTCGCTATAAGAGCCTGATCCTATATCCGCATTAGCGTAAAAACCAGATACTTGTTGTTTTTTGATTTCATTCGCAGACATGCTTATGGAGTGCGTAATGCGTTCAGCCGAACTTATATCAGCAGCCTCATAGGGTACAATTAAATCCTCGGGTGCAACAAATTTTGCAACCGCTCTATTTAGTACAAAATCAAAATATACTTTTTTAAAACAAGAGCCAGCAAGCGGTAAATAAAATAACATTTGATCTAGCTCAGGATCATACTCGTCCATTTCGTTCATAATGTAATAATTCATAAACTCTTGGACACGTTCCGCTTGGCTTTCTGTCTCAATAGTACGAGCGCCAACTATTTCAGTTTTTACAGGTCCTTTAGCTGGCAACATTTCTTTGTAGGCTTGAGCCTGAAACTGTGTAACTGCTTCTGCTAAGATTGGGTGCACCACACCTGATGATCCCTCAAAGGGTTGTGATCTTGTCTCGTCAAATTTCATACCGAGGTATTTCAGACCGTCGGTATAGGTTTTCTCCCATTCAGCTCTAGATTCTTTATCTGTGGCGATAGCGTCAAGCAAATCGTTTGATATTTTTTCTAAAGTATTAGTATCAACAAAATCTACTAAATTAGCATCAAAGCTCATTTGTGGCTGGCTTTGTGCTTGCATCTCTTGATCTAAAAGAACTTGCTCATCATCTACTAGAATTTGTGCTGCTGCTTGTATTTCTTCGTCGCGTGTAGTGTCGGGCACGATATTAACTGCTGATCCTTGCACTTTTACATCTGGATCATTGTTGGTGCCTAGTTTGTCTATAGCCATATTAATGTATTACCTTGTCTTGCAGATTTTCAGTAAAATCTATTTCAGTGCCTATAATAGCCTCTAATTCACCATCAAGCAAAAGACCATGGTATTCTGCTATTAGTTTTGCTGACTCAAGGCTGGGTGCATGGATTAATGGCCCAACGTATTCTGTGCCATCCCACAAAAACCTAGTTGCGTAGGTTTTTAATAATAAACTGTCCTGTTCTTCCTTAATAATTTCACCTCATCTTGGTAATCTTCATATAAAGATATAAAACCACCTTGCCTAAATCTCATTAAAGCCATTGTAGCACTATCGCAATAGTCGTCATAATCACCAAATGGGAAGGATGCCATTTCTTCAATAACTTCCTCAGCAAAATCATCCTCTGGCGCCCATACCATGCCAGATTCAAATATTGGTGCAACACTATTCATACGCGCTACCTTGTCCTGTCCTCGGCTTGGTGTATATGAAGTAACTGGTATTCCCATGCGTCTTAATTCATGTGTTAGCGGAGTACCAGAGGCTTTTGCCTCAATGAGTACACAATCTGGTTCCCAATATCTATACTCCTCCAAAGCTAGTTTTTTTAACTCTGGAAAGTCACATCTCACTCTTTTTGCATCAAGCAATATAATTTCGTCGTTATTTTCATCACCACGATTAAAGATCGCCCATGTAGTTATGGCTGAGTAGTCAGCTGTTTCTTTTTTTGAAAACGCAGTATCATAGCTTTGTATGACGTAGCTGTACGGTGGCACATCATCATCCTCCCAACGATTCCACCACTCTCTTTTAACAATAGATCCTTCCTCAGCTGTGGGGTTTTGCATCCATTGACTATTCCATTTAGATATAGGCAGCGATGCTTTGACTCCTAATAATTCCTCTTTTTTCCAAAATTCAGGCCATAATGGCTTTTCTGAATCTGGCATGATCGCAGGAAACTCAACAACTTCCCATTGATCGGCGTTTTCGTCGCCTTGTTTGTTAAGCACTTTGCCAACCAAATCTTTAGTACTCCATCTAGTCATTACTATCACTATGATTCCGCCTGGTTGTAAACGCTGTCTTGGTCCAGATGTGTACCATTCGTAAGCTGATTCTAAAGCTTTGGGTGAAAGCGCGTCCTGTTCGGAGTGTGGATCATCAATAATTAATAGATCTGCACCACGACCTGTAATAGCTCCGCCGACACCAGCAGCAAAGAACTCACCCTCTTGGTTACTTGTCCAACGCCCAGCTGATTTGTTATCTGCCTGCAATTTAAGCTCAGGAAAAATGTGTTGATATTCGGTGCTATCAATAATGTTTCTTACCTTTCTACCAAACCTAACTGCAAGTTCAGCCGTGTGAGTGGTTTGTATTATTTTTAAGTTACCTCTTCTGCCCATCATCCAAGCAGGAAAAAAGGTTGATGCAAACTCTGACTTAGAGTGTCGAGGTGGCAAACAAACAATTAACCTTTTCAGTTTACCGTCGGCAATCTTGTTGAATTTATCAGCTATTATTTTGTGGTGTCTGCCTTCAATAAACTCTGGCCACATGTGCTTAATAAAACTAATAAAATCGCTTTGACAACCGTCTTGCTTCTCTAATTGGTCATACCTTTGTAATAAGGCTACAGCCTCAGCTTTATCTTGTTCAGATAAAATATCAAAGTCTTTGAAAGAAACGTCGCTCATAATCGAGCTGAGAAACAAGGTAGCGACGATATTTTTTGCAACTCAGCTCTAAGCTTTTTACGCCTAGCTGTAGTATTACATACTGTTATACTTCGTGCCATTCCTTGCCTTCAAATAGCAAAGATTCAGCCAGTCTCCTACGCTCTAAGCCTGGTAAAACAACCTTTTCACCGTTTACTCTGGCTTTGTTCCATTTACGCATTTGATGTGGCACCTCATCTTTTTTATTGTCATTTAAAACTTTTAACATAGTGCTGCTATTAAGATTTGAAGGACCTAGGTTATATGTCCATGCTACTAATGCATCAAACTCGTTTTGATTAATCGGCACTAACACAGCATCGCTGACATAAGCACCATACACAGGCAACTCTTCAGAAAGCCATTGATCTGCCTGTTCTTGTGTACAAACGTCGCCTTCTTTTACCTGTTTAGTGCGACCATAGCCAATTGTCCATTTTCCTGCGGCACATTTATAGGCTTCTAGCTCACAGCCTTCAAACTTTTTAATTAATTGTTTGCCTTCTTCTGAAATTTGCATGTTATTCTCCCCATACTTTTGTTTTCTTGCCGCCGTCGTAGTCGACTGCAAGGTTTTCTTTTTTAAGCAAGTCTGCAACATTGCCTTGATCGCAGAATACATCGCCTAAAACTCTTCCATATTTATCTGTTCCATAAGATCTTAATGTTATATCACCAACCAACCACTCTTTCAATTTTGCTTTTGCTAATAAGCCAAGCTCCTTTTCTTTAGTGCGTTCAGGATATCTTTTAATGTTGATCCGGGATTCCGGAGTGTCAATTTTGGCTATTCGTACTGCTTTATTATGCAATTGTACCGAAAAACCAAGATCTATGGTTTCTAGACGTATAGTGTCTCCATCGGTAACAGATCGAAGTTTGCACTTATATACAAAAGCCTCTGGTGATTTACTCATTCTGCTCTCCTTCGTTTGTTGTTACTTTTCTGTAATAAATAACTACTTCTTTAAGCTCTTTAATATATCTTTTAAGCTCTTGCATATTATATGCCATCAATTCGTAGTCAGGTACAGACATAGCCACAAAGACTACTGAGCCATGTTCCTTTTCAACGCGCTCCAGAAATTCATCAATATTCTTTTCCGATACGACATACCAATAGGGTTCTTGTAAAGCTACCGCTCTTGGAAGAATTGGTTGCACAATCTTGCGCTCTATTGGCTTACTAATTACCTCTACTTTTTTAGTCGGTATTAGGCTGCAACTGCAAGCCGTTATCAAGATCGTCGATACTAGCAGTATCTTTTTCAATGCTATCAAATACATCTTTAGTTCCATTGTTTACCCTTGTTTCAATAAGTCCGGGTTTAGCTATTGCTAATTTGGACAAGTTATGTCTTTTAAAAATGTCAAGGTATCTTGACATCTCTGCTTCAATTTCTTGGTTCTTAGACTGAAGCTCCAACAAACTGTTTGTTTGCAATGTAAAATCATTTTGTAAATTTTCAATTGTCGCTTTTTGCTCACTATCTCTTACAGCGTAAGCGTCATTCAGTGTAGATAATTTATTATTTTGCCAATACAAAAAACTACACAACATAATCAATACGCCTACAACCCCAAATAATATTTTACTCATCGACTGTCCATATTGTTAATTTATCTTTTTTACCTTTAACATTTATAGGTTTTAGTAATTTTAATACAATTTTACAATTTTTTGCAGTTTGATCGCCAATTAATATATCCACACCAACCTCTTTAGTTGCTGACTCTAACCTTGCCGCTGTGTTTACAGGATCTCCAATAGCAGAATAATCAAACCGAGTATCTGATCCCATATTTCCTATAACTGCATATCCAGACTGACAGCCTACCCCTACTGCAACCGGAGTAGAAAGTGTTTTGTTCAGTTCAGTTATGCCTTTTTGTATATCTATTGCAGCTTGTACCACTTTGGTTTCGTGATCTTCACAATCTAAGGGCGCTCCAAATATAAACATGCCAGCGTCGCCGATGAATTTGTCTGTCATTCCGCCTAATTTTTGCACCGCGTTTACCTGCACGGTCAAAGTTTTATTCATTATGCTAGTCACCTCCTCTGGCGGTAACTCTTCACTTAACGAAGTGAAGCCGCGCAAATCACTGAAAAGATAACTG